CGTTTGTAGATCGTAGTCTTGTTGGCCGGCAACCATCTTAATAGAGCCCGAATAGATGGGAAGCGTACCCCCCAAACCCACTTCTGTGATGGTTCTTTCAGAAACTCGCCGGGCAAACCCATAATCAAAGCGCGGGTAGTTAAGTTGAACGTTGGATCCAGACAAAGAGTCCCCACTCACAATCTGACCATCTTGATCAAAAGATGCGGTGGCGGCGCCTAATAGATTTGATAAAGAATTTTTGCTCTGATGTATATTAACAATATAAGAATATTCTAAAACTGCTTCTTCATATGCAGAATAGACGCTACCCTCTGCCAATTCAATATCTAATACATCTCCGCCCAGCTTTTTATATGTATATGCTACCTGATCAGCAGCACCTGATAAAAACGCAGTCGATGCCGCATAAATACCAAAAGGCAACGTAGCTGCCACGCTCGACACCGAACCTGTTACGGTCAAAACATTTGAATTCGAAGTGGAGGCTGGATTTAGATTTGGAATGGCCATTAAAAGATCCTCTTTAAACTATTACTAAATAGAAAGCCCCGCCTCAAAAGAGACGGGGCTTTAACTATTTTGACCTACGTCAGACTTACGGTTAAGTTAAATCGCGAACGACAACTAATCCATACATATCTGGACGAACCATCTTCTTGGCATATCGAGTCATCACGCCCTTGCGAGGCACAAAGTCTTCAACGCCGAAGATAGTAGGAGTGGTCTGCAGCGGCACATAAGGTGCATACACATAGCCACTCTCAAGGAAGCTACTTCCACGTCGACCAACAAGGACGATATTACGTGGGAAGTAAGGATCGACAAGAATGTCGAACTTCTTCGAAAGCGAACCAACCTTCACAGCACCCGCATCGCCGCGATCGCTATCAGCGGTCACATTGGCACGGAAGCCAGCAGTAAACTCAAGGATGTTGGCAACTTCAGGTCCGCAAACCAGGAAATTAGCAGCACCGCGTAGAGTCCTACGGTGGATCTGAGCAGAAACATCATTGATGGTCTCAATGAGGGTCTCATACCACTCGCTCACATTACCAGTGAAATCAGGCGTAGTGCTAGCACCAACCTCAGCACCAGTCTCTCGATTCAGGAATCTACCTGCAGCACGAGACCAGAAACGAGTTCCAGCCGTTGCGCCCTTAACAAGGTCCTCAAGGATCTCACGATCAATTTCAAGAGCAATCTGCTCAGAAAGGATCTGAGTAAGCTCAACCTCAGCATCAAGGTTGTGGTAGGCGTTAAGATCTTGTCCTAACTCCGGAGACCACTTGGCCTTGAGCTTCTTGGTGACAGCCGTAACAGCCACGGAATCGACCTTGATGTCGATCTCGGGAATGTTCTGCTCATTTTCAAGTCCCCACGTAGTAGCAGGTAGGACTGCGCCAATGGCGCCTCCCGTTCCAGCAAAATTATCAGTAATTGGGAACTCAAGAGTAGCAGCATCAAGAGCAGCAGCAACCTGTGCGGCAGAACCAGTACCAACAGCAACAATTCTCACACTCACGTCAGACGTCGTGGCAAGATCCGCAGACTTACTCAGCGAACTAAGACGACGCACGATAACAATGTCATCGTCGGGGTTGAGTGCAGTAGTCCAAGCCGCATCAATACCCACAAGATCGTCGTAATTAAACTGAGTCGCACTCAAATCCTGTGTAAGAACAGCAAAAGCAGAACCAGATGTAAGATCCGGATCAAACTTCAAAATTTGAGCACTAACGTAATCCTGTGACAGAGCCTGCAAGCCTACCAAGTAGTCTGCAACATCCGCAGCGCCACCATTACCGGTGATCGTACCAGACATTGTGGTTGTGCCAGTCGCGACTGAACCAGTCGGCGAGGAATAGCCGTTGCGCAAGTTATACGCACCAGCTGCAGCTTCGCCTTCACTACCGGCGAGATTAACACCGCCGGTGATCTGACTAGCTACGGCGCCACCACCATATACCGAATTACCAACCGCGTGCCCAATGCGCGCGGTTGTTGTATCTCCCACAACCCCACCATAGGTGAAATCAAGGAAGAAGATGAGGCCCGAGGGCAAACTCATCGGCTGAACGCTAACGAGATCGTTGGCGATCAGATTGCCGAATACACGGCGAACAAGAGGAAACGCAACAGCGGCGAAACCTTCAACGTCCTGACCAACAGCCATGCTGCTAGCCTCACGGAGTAGCTCTTTTGCTTGGTTCTCAAGCAATCGGGCCATACCATTCCGAGCGGTGTCGTCACCGATACCCTCAAGAAGACCTGTAGCTTCCCACTTAGAAATGAGAGCGGTACCTTCTGTAGAGAGATCGCGGTTAACGATACCTTCGGTTAATTTTTGTACAATAGACATTTTTATATAACCTCCTAGTATGTTATTGTTTTGTTAAACCTGCTAAACGCAGCATTCGATCCATATTTGGATCTTTTGTTGCCTGGTTGTTTTTCTTTGGATTGATCAAAAGCGAAAGAGGCCTTTGAACCGCTTCACGAAGTGTTTGTGGTCGCGTGCTCTCAGAGCCGGCGACACCCACTGCGTTTTGAATTGTTTCAAAAAGAACCTGTGCTTCTTCAACAGAATTGGCAAGTTGAACAGCCTCGACAATTTTATTTTTTTGTCGCTCATTCAAGGAGGTGCTGCTAAGTGCCTTGTTTTGATAAACAAGTTTGGCGTTTTCCAAGTTCAGCTTCGTAAGCTGAGTCTTAGATTCAGTTAAAAGAGCATATAGCCCCTTTAGTGATACTGTAAGTTCTGAAATTTTACTTTCATAGAGGGCCGCATCAGAAACAACATCTGGTGCTGTTGACGTGTCTTCCTCTAGTTCTTCTTCGTCCTCATCGAGTTGGGCAGCCTGCGCAGCGCCCATGGCATTATTATTGGCCTGCTCCACACTATTATCAGCGGAGTTGACGGAAGCCCAACCCTGCGGTCGAGGGGTCATATCGACCACCAACTCTTCAATAAGGTCGGCAATCATTTCTTCTGTGAGAGCAATATCTTCGTCTTCCTCTAAGTTTGTTTTTTCAGTAATATCTGGCGAATCGTCATCGCTCTCAGTCAGTTCTGGAGCAACTGCTGCCGGTGGGGCGCCCAAATCAGCTGCCAGGTCGGTTGCATCTATTAATGAATCAGGAGGAGTTTCCACTCCCGCGGCCTCTTCCTCTTCGATACGAGTTTTAAGGGCATTAAAATCAATTTCAATTAATTCGTCTTTCGGTGGTGAGTCAAGCTCTTCAGTTTGAAAAGCATATGGTACATCATCAGTAAAAGACGCGTCGGCAGGGGCATCTTCCTCAAGACCGAGACCGAACTCGTCCTGCTCTAATAAAGTAGAAATAGCGCCTTTCACTTCGGCCGAATACTTCTCTAATACCACATTTTCGGCGTTTTTGAGGGCTGCCTCTTTAAGGGCTTTTGCATCGACGATCGCTTCTTCTAATAGTGAAGACATAAAAATTACTCCAAATCCGATATGTAATCACAATAAATAGTGTGTAAGTGGGGGAAATGACTAATAGATGCGATTATATCCCCTCTAAGCGCCCATACATCTTAATATTTTCTAATATTCCTTGATTGCTGGCGCCATTATGTATAGCAAAGCCGGCGACAAGATTGCTATTCCCACCAATATCAACAGCGTTCTCGAATGTATGGAAAGTTGATTCAGTAACCCAATCGTCATCACTATACTTAAGATAAGCCGTGTTATCAATAATTTCAATTCGTAGTGATCGATCGGCGGCCATCCAGGCTTTAGTGGTGTCGCTTGTGTCGGTCGGGTTGGCTAGTTCTTGGCCGCCGTCTGCTCGATCTGCTATTGGGCCGCCGCCCCAGCAATAGACGGCCCAGCCCATCCATTCAAAGCCGTATGTACCGGCCGCATAATCGTCTTTATAACCAAACCCGAACATCCAATGATGCGCGTCGGTCGGCGACGTTCCCATCACGGTGGGGGTGACTTCAATATAAGCGTGATCGGCATAACTAATCTCTGCTACTGTATGACAACGAGTGCCCCAGACGAGGCCGGTATTGCCCGTAATCGCCAAGCCCTCTAGGGCCCCGCCGACACCGCCGCTGTCGGTGAAACCAAGCTCAACTGAGTTTTCTATATCATCAGCCTCGTGAATCTCGATCTCCTGAAGGGATGCGGCCGCTACCAGAATGCCATCAGTAAGAGTATGCGCCTGATCATCTGTATTAGTGAGAGTTACGTCATACGAACCCGTTGTTACAGATCCAGTGACCGCAAAAGACACAGAGACGGGACTGTTCCAGGTTGTGGCGCCCCATGAGTGCCCATCTGTTGTTGCTTGGCTTCCTAAGCTAGCACTAATTCCAGATGCAAAGTTGTAACCATTTAGCGAGATCACAGCACTACCACTAGCCTGTGCTTCATATGCCACAGTAGACCCACTAATCCATGGGAGATGGATGGACGTGCCGCCGACATTAGACAAATTGGATCCATCGCCATAAAAAGCGGAGGCCGATACATTGGAAGAAGCCGAAAGGCTACCGGTAACAGTTAG